TATTAGATAATAAAGAGATAGCAGAACAGATAATTGAAATGGAAAGAAAGCAAGGAGTTCTAATTGGAATCCTTAAAGAAGTAGCCTCAAAGCATCCAGAAATTCGTGAAGAAATTATGAGAAGACTTTCTGAAGTGCAAACAGAGGTGGTAGTAATTGACAACGATTGATTTTAGTGAGTTTATAGAGGCGTTGGACGAAAGTCCTTTTGAGGAAATGCCAGTAGATGTAAAAACTTTTGTAAGAAGTAAAGACTATCTTAATATGCCAGAATTATCTGAGTACCAATATACTTTAGTAGAATGCATGAGTCAAATTTATAAAAAAGAAGATGTTGAAAGATGGTTAGGAAAAGAGGACGGTAATGAACATTATAAAAAATACACTAAGTCTGAAGTTATTCTTATGTGTGGAAAAGGTAGTGGTAAAGACCATACTTCTACCATTGGCTGTGCTTACATTGTTTATAAACTTCTTTGTCTCAAAGACCCATCGAGATATTTTGGTAAACCATCAAACGATGCAATAGATTTAATTAACGTAGCAGTTAACGCACAACAGGCAAAGAACGTATTTTTTAAAGGGTTTAAATCTAAAATTGAAGGTTCCCCTTGGTTTGCTGGCAAATATAAAGAGCCAAAGATTGATAGCATTGAATTTAATAAATCAATTACAGTTTACTCTGGACATTCTGAACGTGAATCTGCAGAAGGATTAAACTTAATGCTTGCAGTTCTTGATGAAATATCTGGATTTGCTATGGAGGGTGCTGGAGGTAATGATCAAGGAAAGACAGCAGACAACCTTTATAAAGCCTTTAGAGGATCTGTAGACTCTCGTTTTCCAGACTATGGCAAGGTTATATTGCTATCATTTCCAAGGTATAAAGGAGACTTTATATCACAAAGATATGACGATGTAATTGCAGATAAAGAAACAACAATAAGAAGTCATGAATTTATAATTAATCCAACATTGTCTGAAGATGATCCATCTAATAAGTTTGCTATTGAATGGGAAGAAGATAATATTTTATCTTATAAGTTCCCTGGAGTTTTTGCACTTCGTAGACCTACTTGGGAAATGAATCCAACAAGAAAGATTGAAGATTTTAAAATTGCATTTTTTACAGATGCAGCAGATGCACTTATGCGTTTTGCTTGCATGCCAACAGTATCTTCAGATGCATTTTTTAAGTCAAGAGAAAAAGTTGAAAGGGCTTTATCTTCAAGAAATCCATTAGATACTAATAGAAGATTTGATTTAACATTTAAGCCAAAGGAAGATGTAGAGTATTTTGTTCATGCTGACTTAGCACAAAAGCATGACAAGTGTGCTGTATCAATTGCTCACGTAGATAAATGGGTAAGTGTCCAATCATTTAATAATTATGAACAGATAGTTCCATTTGTAGTTGTAGATGCTATTGCTTGGTGGGAGCCAAAGCGTGAAGGTCCTGTAGATCTAAGCGAGGTAAAAAATTGGATTATAGATTTAAGAAGAAATGGTTTTAATTTAGGACTTGTTACATTTGATAGATGGCAGTCTTTTGATATTCAACAAGAGTTAAAACAAGTAGGAATTAAAACAGATACTTTATCTGTTGCTAAAAAACATTATGAAGACTTGTCTATGTTAATTTATGAAGATAGAGTAGTCGCTCCACACATAGATATTCTTTTAGAAGAAATGTTAGAACTTAGAATTATGAGTAGTAATAAAGTAGATCATCCTAGAAAAAAATCTAAGGACTTAGCAGACGCTATGTGTGGCTCTGTATATAATGCAATTGCCCACGCTCAAAGAGACAGGATAAAAGAAATAGACATTCATACTTGGTCTAGGGGTGGAGTAGACAATGATTCATCTAGAGATGAAGATGGTCTTCCAAAAGAAAAGATTAGAGGTAGAATAGGAGACTGGGGCGGAGGGTATAGACTAATATGATAGATAGTTCAGAAGAAGATAATAGAAAAGACTTCTTAGAACATTTAATAGAAATAGGTGCTGTTGAAATAGTTGGGTATGACTCTATATCTGATCAATTTACATATAACCTTACTCCTGAATGTGAATATCTAGTTCCAGCCTTATGGGATGAACATTTTAAAACAGTTAACGAACTAGCCTTTTCTATGTGGAGTAAAGGGTTGATAGAGATGAATTTTGACAAAGATGGCACAGCAATGGTAATGTTAAAAGAAGAAACTGTAAAAATAAAGGATAGTCTTCCAGATGAAGAAAGGTTCTTTATTGAAAACCTTTTGAGAAAACATAATAATGGTGATATAATTTAATTATGCCTTATGATATTAGAAGAAATCAGCCTGGCTGCAGCGGCTATGCCGTTGTCGGTCCAGATGGAGATGTAAAGGGTTGCCACCCTTCTCGTAGAGAGGCTGTTGATCAACAAAGAGCAATTTATGCTGCTGAAGCAAACAGTAAAAAAATGCATGAAGGGGTTATTACAAACGAAGACACCCCTAACAAAAATCCTCATTCAATGGAAGAGTGTGTTGATCCAAAAAATTGTCCAGAGCATATGGCCTCTTATCACGAAGAAACAAATAAAAAATCACCTTGTTGGGATGGATATGTTCAACGTGGAATGAAACCAGGTCAAAACGGTCAAATGGTTCCAAATTGCGTACCAGTTAAAAAAGCAGACATTGAATGCTGCCCAGACTTAATCAAAGCAGAACATGAAATGCAAGAAGGAATGTTTGCAATGGGACCATATTCTAAAGGAATGGCTCATGGAAAAATTGAACATGTAATGAGAGATGGAAGCCTTGCAGGCGGATCAGAATTTGAGGTTGTTGCAACACCAGAAGACCCAGCAATACTAATAAGAATGTATGAGGAGTCAAATGGTAGTTGGCAAGGAACTGATTTATTTACAGCATTTAAATCATCAGAGGCTATGTTAATTGGAACCGAAGAAGATATGATGGGTCACTCAATGGATAAGGCAGACTCAGTTCGTGTCGGACAAATGGTATCTTGGAATTCAAGCGGCGGTAGAGCAGAAGGAAAAGTAATTAGAGTTATTAGAAATGGAAAGTTTAAAGTTCCAAATAGTTCATTTGAAATCAATGGAACACCAGAAGATCCAGCAGTAGCGATAAGACTATATCGTGATGGAAAACCAACAGATACTGTTGTTGGACACAAAATGAAAACATTAAATGTTAAAAAATCTATGGAAGAAATAGATTTAGAAAAAAGATCTTTAGAAGATTTAGACCTAAAACCAACAGAATCAATGGCATCAAACGCTCGTAGAGGATTAGAATTAAGAAGAAAATTTGGCAGAGGTGGCACCGCAGTTGGGGTTGCACGTGCAAGAGATTTAGCAAATAGAAAAGAATTGAGTCCTGGAACGGTATTAAGAATGTATTCTTTCTTTTCACGTCATGAAGTAGACAAACAAGGTAAAGACTGGAACAACTCAGAAAGACCTTCTAATGGAAAGATTGCTTGGCTTCTCTGGGGTGGAGACTCTGGATATGCCTGGGCTAAATCTAAAAGAAATGCAATTATGAATATAAGATCTCAAAAATCAAACGATACAGTCTGGCAAGAATCTCCTTTTTCACTTCGTAAAAATATTGACAAACAATAGCAAACAGTGTAGAATTAGACAAAAGAGGAGTTGAAATGAATGAAGATAACCAAATTCTCAAAACTATGCTTCAGTATTATCGCAACAAGTGTGCACAACTGGAGTTTGATTTTGTACTATATAAACTACAGCAAGAGTTTAAAGAAGGACAATCTTCAGGAACTATTCAAGACTCCACCAATGCCAGAGAAGAGACTGACACAAATGCAAAAAACTCTTAAAAATAGTAACGTATCAGTAGCAATTGTAAACGATTACGCCTACTGGGTAAAAAACAATAGCATCTATAAATCAAGAGTATCAGATGATGGCTTTATAGATGTAGATAATGCATTAGAGATAGATGTTTTCTCATTAAATGAGAGAGAAACAAAGAATCTTCTAAAAATTATAGATAGCATATCAGAATAAAACAATATGGAATACCTTCAACTTTCTTTAACAATTTTGTGTACTGTTCTTTTTTTTCTATGGAATTATAAATATTTAAAGTTAAACAATGATGAGCAAATAATCAAGGTATCAACTGTTGACAATAAGGCCTATTGGGTCTATAATAATATACTATATACCTCAGAAGTTATTGATGGAAAAATAAGTATGAGGAAAAAAGAAAAAGTAGATTCTATGGGAATGTCTGAAGACGATATCCATGATCTACTAAATACGATTGGACAACAATGATTATCGCTGTAGAGGGAACAAAATCTTTCTCAGATTACGAGATCTTTATGAGGGCTATGAGTGTGGCATTGTCTAATATCAAAGATAACGAAATTCAAGTATGGTCTTTAGGGCCGCACGCTATAAATAATTTTACAGCAGCATTCTGTAATTCATCAGAAAACTTTTTAAAACAAAAAGGATTTAAGATATCTTTTCACAAAGTATATGCAGCGTGGGTATCAGAAAATATTGAACATGTTAACTATTTTGCCTTTTTTAGTGCACCGAAAGAGTCTTTGTCAAAAATGACTATGTTGGCACAGGGAGTAGATACATGTGAAGTTGGGGTGTTTAGATACTAATGAACCTTAACCTAGAGCAGTGGTCATACGTTATGTTTGGAGTTCAATTATTTTTCTATATGACTATGGCATCAATATCATTAGGCAATAACAACAGATTTAGTCTTGCACTAATGTTTTTATCGTTTATATTATTACAAGGAACAACAATAGCATACGGAATAATGACTGGACAACCAGGATTTATATTTTCTGTTATTGTACAATTTGTTTTAATTTTTATAGCGTTTACAGTTAGTTTAAGGATAAATAATGATAGTAAATAGCAAAGAACAAATGGATACAATTATTAATAATAATCCTAACTTTGAGTGGGATAACTGGACAGTGGTTGTTTACACAGAAGATGATGGATATTATAATAAAGGTGGAGTGTTTAAAGATGGCAAATGGAAAACTCAATATAGGTATGACATGGTGGATTATGGTGTGTGGCAGATTCCAGATAGGTTTCTAGCACATGTACAAGTTTAGTGAAGATCGCTCATGTATAAACATGGATACCAATCTATTTTTTGAAAAATATGAGGAAGATCCAATAGTTGCTGAAGGAGTAGATACATTGTGTTCAAAGTGTCCAGCACAAAGACAATGTCTTGCATATGCTGTTAGCAATCAAGAGTGGGGCGTTTGGGGCGGGGTATATTTAGAATCAGGTAAAATATCTAGAGAGTTTAATAAACATAAAGATAATGATTCTTGGTTTAAAGTATGGTCTGGCATAACAATGGATAAATAATATGACTTATACAAAAAATATGCAAATGGCTTTTAGATCAATTAAGCCACCTCATGATCTTAGAGTAGACATAGTTGACTATGGTAAGTTTCTTACGGTACAATTTTATGAGAGTCAGTGGAGACATTACACTGATGCTGAAAGATTTAAGTGTATTCAATACTTAGAAAAGGTAAAGAAAACACTTGAACTTCTAGGTGCGGTTGTGGCTTTAGACCCAATCCTAGATGTAGAAACACCCGATGATAGAGCGAGAAGAAGGAGAAAGTAATGCCACAAAATATAACTGCAGTAGGAAATTTAGTAAAAGATCCTGAAGTAAAAACTTTTGAAAAAGGTTCTTTAACTAAACTAAGAATCGCATGCACAGACAGAATGTCTGATGGTAATGGTGGTTGGAAAGATGGCGACACAAATTTTTATGATGTTGCTGTTTGGAAATCACTAGGAGAATATGCTGCTTCAACACTTAAAAAGGGCGATAAAGTAATCGTTCAAGGTAAATTGAAGTATCGTGAATTCAAACGTAATGATGGAACCAATGGTAATGCATATGAAATTGATGCTACAGACCTTGGGGTATATCTTACAAAGAAAACTGCTGGTGGATCTAGCAAGGCAACTCTTGTTCCAGCAGATGGTGCAACAACCGTCTGGGGATAATAAGATAGTATAATTATAGAGGGGTGGAGAAATCTTCCCCTCTATTTTATTTATTAGGAGACAATAATGGGAATGTATATACAATGGAAAGACGATAAGAATAAACAATCTTTTAAGCCAAAGGTTTGGACACCTATGCTTTTTGACAAAAAAGATGCTATTGTTCCAACAGAAGAAGGTAAATGCTTTTGGGAAGCACAATTACATTTAACCCTACCTAAAACTGGTAGACCAACATATGTAAAAATGAATTACTCAAGAGACTATAAAGGTAAGAATGATACTACTGGAACAAATACTTATGCCATTCCAGCAGATGTAGAGTCTGTACAATTTACACTCTCATGGTTCTTTAATGCTAAACCAGATACACCAATTTCATGTATGGTTTATCATAATGGATCATCAGATATTGTTTCCGAAATAAGACAATTTAAAGGAATGATATTATAATGGCATCACCAATTAAAGATGGAAAGATTACAACACCTTACAAAAAATTAGGTAAGATGTGGTCAAAAGGTTATCATACTGGTGTCGACTATGCAGTCAAGACAGGCACTCCAGTACTTGCAGTTGCAGATGGAAAAATTGAACCAGCAAACTGGGGCAAATCATATGGAACTCAAGCAGTACAAAAAGTTGAAGGTGGATGGGTAATTTATGCACATCTTTCTAAACTTGATGTAAAAGCAGGAGACAAAGTAACTAAAGGACAACAAATTGGATTAAGTGGAAACACAGGAAACTCTTCTGGACCACACTTACATTTTGAAATGCGTGACAACATTCGTTGGTCAGCAGGAAAAGATGTTGATCCAACAACAATTCTTAACTCATAATATTAAATATAAAGTATAATATTAATAGGCTTATTATATATAAGTCTTCTGGAGAAAGAAGGATTGTCCAAACGTCTTAAAATTAGAATAATGCTTTTAACACCCCTGTTATTGGCATTATTCTTTTCTTTTGTACCCCAAACAAATGCAAACGTAGCACCTTGTGATACTTATCAAGTAAACGGTGGAGACCAGGCATTCTTAATGAATTTAAATACACCTCTTGAATGGGGTGGAACAGTATATACAAATAATATTTATGTAAGTCCCAAAGGAACAATAACTTTTGGTGCAGGAGATTATACATTTTGGACATACCCTCCAACACCATCTATATCAATAGGATCTTTTGATTACCATGCATTTCCAAATCAAGAAACTCCTGGAGTGTGGAGTCCTGGATGGGGGTATGGAAATGATTTATATGTTAGATATGGATCAACTGCAACATCTATATGTGTTGATTGGAAAGTAATGTTATGGGGTCAAACAACTGGAGAACCTGTTTATATTAGAATGTTAGCAGAAGTAAATCCAATTAATTACACTTGGACTCCAACATATCAAGTAAGTTCTAATGCACCAGCAACTGCTAGATATGGTGCTAGATATACTTACAATGGACCTATTCAACCTTTAAGTGTTCAAACTATTACAGAACCACCTGCTCCAAGTCCAACACCAAGTCCTACAGCCACACCAACACCTACAGAAACCCCTTCAGAAAGCCCTACACCCACTCCTACGCCTTCAGAAACAATAGAGCCTACTCCAGAGCCTACTCCGACTCAAACTCAAAATCCTGAGCCAGTTGATCCAGGTCCAGATCCAACACCTGTTGAGACACCAATTGACGAACCAGTAGAAGAAGTGCAAGAAGAAGTACAAGCGGAAGAAGAACAAATTTTAGAACCTTCACCAGAACCAACTCCTATAGAAGAAATTATATCAGAGCAAGAAGAAGTTAATAATGCTATTGATGAACTAATTGTTAATGAAGAAGAAATATCTAATGAACAATTAGATAATATTACAGAATTATTATTAGAAAATTATGAAGTAAATGAAGTAATGCCAGTAGCAGAGTTATTAGAAAACTTATCTGATGATCAAGTGTTAGAACTTTTAGAACAATTAGACGAGAATCAAATTATTGAATACCGTGAAGGTGTTGAATTAGAAGCAGGTGTTGCGGTTATATTTGAACAGTTATCAGATCCTGCAGCATTAGTAGGAGAATTATTCTCAGATCCAAGTCAAACATTAGAGGCACTAGGTCAGTTGGGTGCTGATATGACTGAAGAAGAAAGAGAAGATTCACAAGATGTAGTTGTCGCAGCAGTTGTAGCAACTCAGGTTGCAACAATGGCTATGACAATGGCTCCACCAAGTGCACCAAGTGCACCAGCACCAAGTTCACCACAAGGTCCAAGCGGACCAGGCTCACAGCCTAAGAACGAGTTTGACGCTGGTTCTGGTGGAGAAACAAGAAGAAAACCAAAGGTAAAGGTCAAAAAGAAAGTCAAGATCAAAAAACCCAAGGTAAAAATAAAAAGAAATAACAGGAGGATAAAATGATAAAGGCAATATTAAAACCTTTTAAATTTATCTTCAAAGCAGTTAAGTTCGTAGTTATGTTACCCATAAACCTAGTTAAGTTTACTCTAAGCAAGGTTTGGGCGGTAATTAAATATGTTCTTAATCTTGTTTGGAAGATAGTTAAAGGTATATATAAAGGAATAGTCGGGGTATATAAAGAAGGTATTCAAGTTATTACCTGGATTATTACAAGTATCTATAATGCATTTAAATGGATATTTGACAAAGTATGGAAGTTAATAAAATTTATATGGGCATGGCTAGTAGAAGCATTTGTAGAAACATTAAACCAATTGTGGACATTACTAGGTATGTTCGCAGCATGGCTAGTTCTCGAGGGTAGTGCAAAGACTATCGTAGGGTATGCAATCATATTAGTTCTTATAGTATGGCTTATAACTATGCGAATAAGGGAAGGAGATGAATAATGGCTAAAGAAACAAAATTAGATGATGAAAAGGCAATGGGTGCAGTAAGCGGTATCAAAAATATTCTACTTAGAATAATCGCTGTATTTGCAGCCAACGGTCTTGGAGTTATTGGTGCTGGTGCAATCATCGGCATTGATACAATGAGTGCAATCATTCTTGCAGGCACCCTAGGTGTTGCTACAGTGGTTGAAAAATTAGCAAGAGGATTTATTGATGATGGAAGGCTAAGCATTGATGAAATTAACTCTGCATTTAACTCAGTAGATAAGAAAGCAAACTAGTAATAACGGGAAGTCCAGATCAAGTTATAGGGGCTGGAAGTTTTGGGTCGGAGGGTTGCCTAAAACACTTTGAAGGAGTATAATAGTATCCATGTCTGAATCAAATTACTGTGAAGATTGTAAGCGTTTAAAAGACATTGCCTGTACTTGTGGCATGACCTTTGCAGAAAAGATTAAGACGACCTCTGTTAACTGGGCTACTTGGTCAGATACTAGAAAAGGCTCTTGACTTGGCAACTACTTGCGGGTATAATAAT